GTCGGCAAGAGCCTCCGAAAGCTCCACCGCGTCGTTGATGCCTGCGTTGCGCGACGCTTCACTACTCCACCAGTTCTCATGGCTGCGCCATGCGGTGATGTCGTCCGGGTTGCCGCTGTCACCGCCGCCCGAATACTCGAAGTCGATGCGCGCGATGCCCAGCGCGTGCATCTGCTCCAGCACGCTGCGCTTGAAGCTGCCGTGCGCGTCGTCCTCGCCATACTCGGGGATGACCTTGGGAGGTAAGTCCATCTCGATGTTGTCGGCATGGACTGCGAACAGCGTGTCCTGCTGCCCCGGATTATCTGAATACTGTAGCCCGTACCCCTGAAGGCACGCGATGACTTTGAGCTGGGTCTCGGGCTTGCACTGGGCCACGACGTACTGCCAGTCGTTGCTCCCTTTTATGGTCCCTTCCCACCATGACAGCTCGGGATCGACCAGAGCCATTGCCGCACGCAGCGACTGATACGATACTTTCATACGTTACCTCCTAAGGTCATTTCATCTCCGGCATGGGGATGTCCATGTCCAACGCCTCTTCGAGACGTATGGCGCGCACACCCAGAAAGGCACTGTGATGTGCCGTTGGCTCGATGCCATACGCCTCGAATACACTCACGATGGCGTCGTAAGCGTCGCTGTTGAAGTCAACGTAGAACACCACGTTGGTACGCTGCGCTTGGATAGCACCTGCCAGCGCAAGTGCAGCGTAGAACTCACTGAACTTGTGCTTCATGTGTTACCTCCGTAGGTTAGAGCCCGAACCGATCGAGTATCAGGCTGTCTTCGTCGGACAGCGGCGCCGGCGCAAACGTCGTGTTGGGCACGGGCGCATTTATGGTCCCTTCCTCCCGGCTTGCCGGTTCCTCCTCGCCCCGCGGCGCGACCTTCATTAGAGCCGTGTCGATGGGCGCCGGCAGAGCTGCCGCCTCAGCGACGTTCTTGGGCGGCGTCGTGATCGCCTTGATCGCAGGGTCGTGGATGTTCTCCTTGCGCCAGACCTCGAACAGCTCAGCGATAGCGTGCTCGCTCGGGTTCTGCACACCGTTGAGGCGGCCAGACACCGGCGTCGACCGGCATGACCTGAAGAGGTACTCGCCGAACGGCACGGCGGGATGCCCGGTCGGCATGAGCTGATGTGGGTCGATCGCCCAGCGATGGGGCGGCGGCGTCTCGCCCACAGTGATGTCGGCCATGCCCATGCGTGCCTTCAGCCATGACCGCGGAGACATGCCCCGCTGCTTGCCGGTGAAGCCGCTTACCTGCACAGGTCGAGGCGCCCGCACGTTGTTGAAGAGGTTCTTTGGCTGGATACGGTGCGCGCGCTCGATCCACTTGGCGGCGTGGTCGGCTTCGTTAGGGTCGCCCGTCTCCATGTGCGGACCCATCTCGATGAGCGAGAACGTCCATTGGGAGGTGTCGGCACCGATCTCGCCGATCAGCCGCTTCATGGAAGCCGGCAGATGACCGGAACCACCGACGCGACCAAGCCGGTTGAACCACCAATAGATGCGCGGGCGGGCTGACTTTGTGTAGCTAAAATAGAAACGCCCGGTCGGAGTGTGCTTCAACATGAAAACGGCAGGCTTATCGGGCGCTGCTTGGATGTTCGCAGCTGACAGTGCGTAGTGCTTAAGTAGGTCCAATGGCATGTGTTTTTACCTCGCTAGGTCAACTCTGGGACCAAATACAGCTCTGGGGCGCTAATGTCAACTATGAGGCACCCTTAAATCAAAGATTTAGGACCGATGACAGAGTGTAAGAATGCGATGGTTTGGTGGTTTAGTAGGTAAGCGGCGTAATATCGCTCTAAATTAAAAAGGAGACTTATATATTTACGTGTTTTCCTATTGACATACAGGGCATGACAATAGGAAAAGACCCAAAAAATCCCAGCAAGTACTTCTTCTTTATTAATGGTTTTAGAATAGATAGTAGTAGTAGGAGCCTTGCAGGGCTTAACCTTAGCTGCCGACTACCAGTATTAAGGTGTTGCGCGCGATAATAATGTTAGGCGCAGAGTTGCCGGGATTCTTTATGGTACCCCATGCCGGCTGCATCTTAGGCACTTACTTGCAGTATTAACAAGATAAGCGGGCGATGTGGCAGCAACCTACCACACCGCCGCATATCTTATTGTCGAGTATCTTATTCGACGTACCTCCGTAGGTTAGAGGTCGCCTTCCGTCATCTCGACCACCTTGGAAGCCAGCTCCGCACGCCGTGCCGCGAGGAAAGCCGCGAGACGGTCGGGAACCGGCGTAACGGTCACGTCCGGCACGCCCATCAGCTTCGCAAGGCCGGCGCGCTGCTTGGCCAGCTTCTCCTGCTCACGTGCGACCGCCGCACGCTGCGCCGTGGTGCCGCCGAGCGCCCGGATGCGATCGAGGATGGGCGTGATGACGGCGTCGAGCACGGTCTTCGTATCCTCGGTCGCGTCGTCGTCCGTGCGGATCTTCTCGATGGCGGTGGCCACCTTGTCGAGCCGGTCCGCCTCAGTCGGATCGTCCTTCTCAGTCGGACGCATGACGCGATCAATCTGCTCACGCGTGAGCGGCGTGTCAGGGAACGACAGCTGAGCACGCGCGACGTTCACCAGCCCATCGAGCGGCGACATGGGCAGCTTGCCTTCGTTGGCCGCGCGCTGTTCCTTCTGGACATCGAGCGCGATGTTCACGATCTCCTGCCCGTTGACGTGCACGAGCTTGCCGAGTTTGACGGCGGCCTTGAACTTGGACACCTGCTGCTTGACGCTGGACTGCGGCTGATAGCCGATGTTCTGCTTGGCCGCGATGGCCTTGCAGTACCGCCCGTAGTACGTCTCTACGTCGTCCTCATCCATGTAGCCCTTGGCCGCGCCCTCGGTGAAGTGCACGAAGAGACCGGGCCGTGAGTTCGTGCCCATGCCCTCGCGCTCGCCGAGCGTCGTGACCATGCGACCGAACGCGGCCTTGCTCATTTCGGCCTGTTCGATGTTCGTGTTCTCGTTTTCCATGATGTTTTACCTTTCAAGGTTGAGTGTTTTACCTAGGCGCGAGCGACACAGATGCTCACGCGCAGACGCCAGATGCGCGTGAACCAGATGCCCCCCACCTTGCGGGCGGTGATGGCGTCAGACCAGTAGCGATACGATGACTTGACCATTTATGGACCCTCCTAGATGTTTAGGAACGCAGCCCCGTTGCTGGGGCTGCAGACCAAAAGGTCTAGAGATTGGGGGTTTGATGTTGGCTCACAGGCAATAACGCGCCGTCAAGCCGCCTCTACTTTGCGCGGTCTTGTGGCGTCGCTCCTGCAGCTCCGGGGGGCTATAACCCCTATGCGCCTATCGTATAAACATGCGTGTCTTACCTCCGTAGGTTAGCGGTTAAATTTGGCGGCCAGTGCGGCCAGCTTGTCGCCCATCTTGGGCGTGGGCGGATTACGCGGGCCGACCTTGACCAGCTTGACCTCTCCGGTCGGCTTGGCCCAGCGGAGAAGCTGGCGCGCCGGCGGCGTATTGTTGTAGGAGGCCAGCCCGCTTTCCATCGCGCGGCGCACCGGCGGCAGCTTCGCCGTTGACGCGTAGGTTTTGCCCCTAGTGAACGTCGGCATGATTGACCCTTATAGGTTACGTTACAAAAACCTATCGAACCCGATAGGCTTGTGAAACGCACACTCCCCCCTTGAGAGAGGGAGTGCGTTCCTCGCCTTCAACCTGCAGGGGGAACTTCCCCCTCGTCAGACTAACCCCCGCCTGACTAGATTGCGGGACCGTCTTAGGTCTAAGGGGCTTGCCGTCAGCTCGCCCGCTGCGATCCCCTTGTCGGGGGGATCCCGTAGATCGGAGGTGGAGCATCCCGCTCCTTTTTTGAGGCCCCCTTGCTAGGCCATGTCCGGCAATCATCCGGCTCATCTATAGCTAAACGTCCGGTACCCCCCCGGGTAACTGGACAGGGGGGCAGGGGGGTGGGGGTCGTGCTTATCGGGTTCGCAAATATAGAATGAAAAAACGTGTTTTACCTATTGACCCGCCCCATCATTTCCCCCACTATTCCCCTGCCCGTCTTGGGCGTTTCCTCCCTGACTTGGCCCCAGCCTAAAAAACTGGGGCCATTTTTATTGTCTTACCTATTGACATCCCCTTGTCCCTCAGGTAAAACAGTTCCCCATGGAACGACCCCGCACACCACTCCTGCCGCCGCCCGCCTCCCGGCCACCGCTCTGGTTCCCGGTGCTGGTATTTGTTCTGCTCGGCGTTCTGCCGCTCATGGGTCTGCTGCTCTGGCCATGGTTCCCGCGCTAACCCCCACCCACCCCAACGAGTAGGACATCTCATGGACATGCTTTACCGCTTTTGGCGCCAAGCCCACCCGACCACCCGCATGGTCCTGTCCCTGTCCCTTGCCGTCATGGCGGCAGTAGCCATCGTCAGCATCGCGGAAACGCTCTGGTCATGAGCAACGACAACACCCGCAACAAAGCAGCCCGTGGTGAGACATCCGAGGCGGGCGTGAGCCCGTCGCAGGATGACGAGCGCGGAGCTGCAAAAGAAAAAGACCGCAAGATCTCCGAAGACGTGCTGCTGGCCAACGTGACGCGCAACGTGCTCAAGGCCATCAACGGTATGTCGCCCCAGATCGTCCTGCGCGCCCTTGCCGTCGCTGCCGGCCACTCCATCCACCAAATGAGCCCCAACGAAGACGCCCGGCGCCACAACATCTACCAGCTCACCAAGGGCATCGAGGTCATCGTGGCTGCCAACATCGCGGCGGCTGAAGAGGCCACCAAGCACATGACGTTGGCTCGAGTGCCCGTCCGCGGGGAGGTGTCGAAGGTTACGAGCATCATCCACCCCGACGACATCAACTCCAAGCCCGAGACTGTGCAGTGACCCACTCATGACTAAACGCAAAGAACAGGTGCCGCTTTACCTCAGCGATGAAGAGCTGGCGGTGAAGAAGCCGCTGGGCACGGCAGTCAAGAGGCTCGCCCAGAAGCGAAGCTTCACGTCAAAGATGCTGGCCTACGACTGCGGCGTAAACGAACAGCACATGCGCACTCTGTTCCGTGGCGACCGACCCTTCACGGCGCCGCGCCTCAAAAAGGTCATCGAGGTGCTTAAGTTGGAGAGCGTTGCCGAGACGCTGTACCGGCAGGCAGCGCGTGAGCAAGGCTTCAAGATCGGAGTATGTTGATGACTGCCAACAACAAGTCACCTGCGTGGGTAATTCTCCACGGCGACACCGACGTCGCAGATCTCTACTGGTGTGGGTTCGACGGTAAAACACGCGAGCATCGCTTCGAACGCGACAAGACCAACGCCATCAAGTTTCTCACTGAAGACGATGCCGTGCGCGCCGGCGTCGGGCTCACCAAAGGCATCCGCGTGCGCCAGATTAAACAGGAGTGGTAAATGGGTGATCAGACAACAAACCAGCACTCGGCGCGCTACGTGCTCGAGCGGGCGACGGCGCTCGTCACTGGCGACCGCGCAGCCCAGCATGGCGACATGCGGCAGACGCACCAGACCATCGCCGACCTGTGGAACACGTACCTCGGGCCGCGGATGGGTGGTGAGCTGATGCCGCACGACGTCGCCGTGATGATGGTGCTGCTCAAAGTGGCGCGGACGATGGCGGGGCGCTTCAACCCGGACGACTACATCGACATGGCCGGCTACGCGGCAATCGCGCTGGAGTGTAGCGTGCGGCCCAAGGCAGTAGCCACTTCGGTGCCGACTATCACGAACGGGGATAAGTACACCCTATGAAGCGCGCGCCGGTCATCCCTGCGACGCCCGGCGTCTTCGTCGTACTGCACGCCAAGGCGCGTGTGGCCTACGTGGGTAAAGCCAAAGACCTGCGTCAGCGCGCCGCCATGTGGGCATACCACCTCAAGAACCCCAAGGTGGCCAAGACAACGCGCGTTCGCAAGCTGCCTGTCCTGCCGTTCGATGAGTGGGAGTATCTGGCCTTTCCGGGTGGCGACGAGGCCAACGTGCGAGCCACCCTCGACGGTCGCGGCGTGGAGATTATCAATCCCAAGTCTCGCACCCGCACGACATACGTTGTCGAGGGCGTCGAGGGGACGCTGATGGACCACGCGCGCAGGTATAACAAACCATGGGCCAGCGTCTACAAGCGGGTCGAGCGGGGCATGACGCCTGAAGAGGCGTTGGGTCTGATCGGCGAGCTCATTGACCCGCGCGACCAGCACATCGAGATGATGAAGGTCAAGATCGTCACCGACAGCGGCGGGTGGGTGACGTACGACGAAGCGTGCCAGATGCGGCCCGAGCTGGGCGACGTCAGGCTGAAAGTATCCAAGTGGCGCAAGGCTAACCCGAGCGCTACCGAGGTGAAACTCTCTAACCTGTAGGGGTAAGACATGAGTGTGATGATGTGCGATATGGGCTTTGGTGCGGCGCTGGCCAAGTTGAAGGAAGGCCACCGTGTGAGGCGCGCCGGGTGGAACGGGAAGGGCATGTTCGTATTTCTGGTGCCGGGCTCGACCTTCGAGGTCAACAGGCCGCCGCTGCTCGGCATCTACCCCATGGGCACGAAGATCAACTACCACGCGCACGTCGATATGAAGACGGCGACCGGCGAGATTGTCCCGTGGCTCTGCAGCCAGACGGATATGCTCGCCGAGGACTGGGAAGTAGTCCATGTCGTGTGACAACAAACCCGACAACAATATCGTCGGTATCCGGCCGGGCATCGTCTCGACCGAGATCGAGGTCGACGAGAAGATGCTGTCCGTCGCCCAACAACTGCTCGACAAGGTTAAGAGCGGCCAAGTGAAGGCGTTCTCATGGGTGACTGTTGGCACCGGCGAGGAGGCTGCCGTGACGGCCTTCAAGCTGACACAAGGCTTCTGCGCCATGCCTTTGCTGGGTGCCCTTGAGTACACCAAGTACCGCATCGCAACGTACATCGACGGAGTGAACAATGACTGAGGACGCCCCTCAGAACACGGCAGACCAGCTGAGCCCGACGCAGATGCAGATGCTCCAGATGCTCTCCGACGTGCAGCGCCGGGTGCTCAACAACGAGCTCATCGGAGTGTCGTTCGTGGTCGCTTCGAAAGACCACATCCCGCAGCACGGCTACGTCGCCGGGCCGTTCGCGGCGGGTATCCTCGCCGGCGGCTATCTGATGGCGCAGGCCGACTTCGTCGACTTCGCGCGCACGGCGACGCTCCCCGTGCCGGTCAACAAGGTCCCCGGCGCCGACGATCCCAAGCAGATCGAGCTGCCGCTCTAGGTCCAGCCGGCCGCAGACACCTTGCGGCCGTAGTTATTGCTACGGGGGCGCGTTACTTGGCGGTTGATGTACCCCAGCGCGCCCCCGATCGCTGCCAGAGCTGCATATTGCAGTGCGTCGGCAATATGGCTGTACTCGTTCTTGAGGGGCTTCGGCTTCGTTTCGCCCTTGGCGGCGCTGGAACGCACGTTTTCGTACCGGTAGCCCATCTTCATGGCTCGGATCAGCGTCGGGCAGCGGCTCTCGTCGAACACGATTGCCGGCCCAGTGCCCCGGGCGCCCAGCAGCCAGCTCTCGACAGCGCGCAGCCGCGGGTCGATGTCGTTGGTCGACGCCGGGAAGGCGTGGAACCCAGCCGTTTTCAGGAAGTCGAACGAGGTGATTTCGAACAGCGTGTCTTTCGACACGCCGGCGGGGTCGCCGACGATCGCCAGCGGGTGGTTGATGTACCGCGGCTGGCGCAGCGTCGGGCGCAGCTTGTTGTTGACGTGCAACTCGAGCCCTTGGTGCCGGGAGATGATCTCTTCGAGGATCAGGAACCGACCATTGTGGTCGACCTGCGTGATCACGGCGCACGGGTCGCGGCCGAAGTCCTGCCCGATGATCAGCGTCAGGCCGCTGACCGGCTCCAGCGACGGGGCGACGTGCCATGGGTAGGTGAATTCGCCCGTGCTGGCGCTCGATTTGAACGAGGCGCCGAAGACAGCGCGGCCGCTCGGGTCGATGCCGTATTGCGCGTGCACGTAGCGCTGGACCCACGCCTCGGAGTTACCGCGGGAGAGGCGCTCGTAGTACCGCCGGCCCTGCGCGATGCGGTCTGGATGGCTCTCGGGCAGCGCCAGCGTCTCTTTTGTCTGCAGCAGGTATGGGAGGTTCTCTGCCTCAGCCGTGAGGCCGCCCGGCTGCTTGAACACCTGCCAGTCCGGCGGCGGGCTCTCCATGAGCTCGTGCCACGCCGAGCCCTCCTCAGGCATGTTGGTGTCCATGATGATGAACGCATGTGTCGCGCCGCCCATATTGGCGCCCGGGTAGCGGCCGCAGCGGCCGGCGATCGCCGAAATCAGGTTGGCGTCGATCTCGATGCACTCCGACACCCACGCGCCGGTGAGCTGCGACGACAGCAGGCGGCGTTGATCTTCTGGATCCTCGAGTGGGACAAGGATGAACTCGGACTTGATGTCGCCGACCTCGATGTAGATCGTGTTCTCCGACACTCGCCACGTGGCAAACCCGTGCAGCCACTGCATGATGTCTTTCAAAATCGTCAGCTTCAGCTGCGCCAGCGTCTGCCGGAGGATGGCAAAGCGGGTGTACCGGTAGCCGTCGGGTGCCGGGTCCTGCGCCGCGGCGCGCCGGAACAACTCGATCACGCAGGCGGTGGTCTTGCCGGATCCCACAGGCCCGGCGATCAGGCGGATGAACTGCTCCGAGAGCATGAACTGCGCACAGGTCTTGGGCGCAGTGAAATTGATCACGCTCATTGGGCAGGGACCAGAGAGGCCGTACCTTCAAGGGTAACCGGGGCGGGTTTGTCGATGGTCGTCATGCCCCCGCCGGCCGCGCTGAGGTTGATGTTCACGACAACGCGATCGCCGGGCGCCGTCGAGGCGCTCTTGTCCTTGTCGATGCCGGCCACCCGGGCGAGGAATTCGGCCAGCTTGACCTTGCCCATCAGGGGCTCATCGCTCTTATGCAGCAGGGTGTTGGCCTGCCCAATCCACTCTTCGAAGACGACCGCGGCCTTCAGCGCTGAGCGTTCTTTCGCATTGAGGGAGGAGTTCCAAAGCGCGTGCGCTTCGGCGTAAAACAGCATGAACCGGGGGTTGTTCACGATGTGGGTCTGGAAGTAAACTTGGTCGAGGCGGAACGTCTGAAGGATCGTTTCGAGGGGATACATGTCCCGTGCGCACTCGTGCGCCAGTCGCGACAACATCGTCTCGTCGATCGGTAGCGGGATGGGAGGGGCACTGCCCATGTTGCTCACCTTGCAAAAAAGCGCTATTACTAGAGGGTACACTACTTCGCCTCTCATGGTCGAGGCCCACCCAATGTCGAAGAAAAATTGATGGCGGCCATCCCCGTCCCACCTCAGAACGCCGGCGGCGCCGGTGCTTTGCAGGTGATGGGTCCTGCGCAGATGCAGGTAGCCGAGACGCGCCAGCGCGAGCAGCTGGCCCAGAGCCAGACTGTTACCCCGACGCAGGCCGTGGGCCTCGCCGCGATGATCCGGCGCCAGTGGGAGATCATGACGACGCACCGCAACGGCGCTTCGGGTTGGTCCGAGCGGCTGCTGTCGGCGATGCGCCAGTTCAACGGGCAGTACGACCCGGCGAAACTCAGCGAGATCCAGCGGTTCGGCGGCTCGCAGATCTATGCCCGCCTGACCGCCGTCAAGTGCCGCGGCGCGAGCTCGCTCCTGCGGGATGTCTACCTGTCGGTCGATCGCCCTTGGGGGCTCGAGGCGCCGGCCGACGCCGAGATCCCTGAGCGGGTCATTCAGGCGATCATCCAGAAGGTCCAGTCCGAGGTCATGGGGATGGTGACCGAGGGGGCGCAGCCCAGCGTGGACGACGTTCGCGACCGCACCCTCAGCCTGCTCGAAGCTGCTCGTCAGGCAGCCAAGAAAAAGGCTACAGTCCAAGTGAAAGTAGCCGAAGACAAGATCGAAACCCTCCTGCAGGAGGGCAATTTCTACGGCGCGCTGGCCGAGTGCATCGTCGACCTACCGATATTCCCATTTTCCTGCCTCAAGGGACCGGTAGTGAAGATGCAGAACATTGTGGAGTGGCGCAACGGCGTGCCCTACACGGACATGGTGCCTAAGCTTTGCTGGCTCCGCGTGTCGCCGTTCGACATCTGGTGGTCGCCGGGGGCGTCCACTATCGGTGACGCAAACGTGATCGAGCGCATCCGGTTCACCCGGGCCGACCTGAACGACGCGCTCGACCTGCCGGGCTATGACCACAAGGCTGTGCGCGCGGTGCTCACCGAGTACCCCAACGGGCTGAGCGACCAGCCCGACAGTACCGACAGTTCCCGCGCCGTGCTGGAGAGCCGCGAAAACCCGTTCTGGAACATGACCGGGCTGATCGACTGCCTCGAGTTCCATGGCTGCGTGCAGGGGCAGATGCTCCTCGACGCCGGGATGCCCAAGCGCCTGATCCCGGACCCCATGCGCGACTATGCGGTCGAGGCGTGGCTGATCGGCTCCTACATCATCAAGCTGCAGCTGGCGCCCAGCCCCAAGAAGCGCGCGCCGTACTACATCACGTCGTTCGAGAAGGTCCCCGGTACCCTTGTAGGTAACGCCCTGCCGGATATGCTCGAAGACCTGCAGGAGGCCGCCAACGCGGCGCTTCGGGCCATCAACAACAACATGGCGATGTCGTCCGGCCCCCAAGTCGTCGTCAACGACGATCGCCTGTCGGGCATGGAGAACGGCGAGGAGATCTATCCGTGGAAGCGCTGGCACGTGACCAGCGACCCGATGGGTGCCGGGTCTTCGGCCAACAAGCCGATCGAGTTCTTCCAGCCGGCCAGCAACATCCAAGAGCTGATGGCGACGTTCCAGATGTTCTTCGCCATGGCGGACGACGTCTCGGCCATTCCAAGGTATCTTCAGGGTGGGGCATCCGGCGGCGCCGGGCGCACGGCGTCGGGCCTTGCCATGCTCATGGGTAATGCGTCCAAGGTGCTCCAGACGGTGTGTGCCAACATCGACCGGGACCAGATCGCGCCGGCGCTTGAAGCCCTGCTGGATATGATCCTGCTGACGGACACGACCGACGTGCTCGACGGCACCGAGAAAGTCGTCGTCAAGGGCGTGTCGGTGGCGCTCCAGCGCGAGACGCTCCGCGCTCGCCAGCTCGAATTCCTCGCGGCGACGGCCAATCCGATCGACATGCAGATCGTCGGACCGAAAGGGCGCGCCGAAGTGCTTCGCGCCGTGGCCAACACGATGGGCCTGCCGGGCGAGCAGATCGTCCCCAGCGCCGAGGATCTGACCCGCCAAGAGCGTATGGCACAGGAAGTCGCCGCGGCCACGGGTGTTCCCGGGCATGGCGGTGTCGGCGAGAACGCTGCTGCCGCCCAAGGAGCGCAGGCTGGCCCCCCGAACAAGGACATGGGGCCACGCACGAGCTTGACGCCCACGCGGGTGTCTGGTGGAGTTGGGTAAGACGGCGTAAGTTGTTGTTTCACGTGAAACATAGGAGACTGTGATGAGCTTTTCGTTCCCCAAGGGTGGCTCGGGCAAGATGTTCGGCCGCACCGGCGCTACCCCCCAGAAGCCGGGTACCACGTCCAAGGAAGGCTCCGGGCAGGGCGGCAAGTTCGCCGCCGGTGGCTCGGGCAAGATGTTCGGCCGCACCGGCGCCACGCCGGCCAAGGCTGGCACCACGTCTAAGGAAGGCTCGGGTGTCGGGTCCAAGTTCGCCGCCGGTGGCTCGGGCAAGATGGCGCCTCGCAAGGGCAGCCAGACCCGCTCGCCCGGTTCGACCGGCGGGATGTAGCGTTACCTGATCGGGTAAGAGGGACACATGGCGCGCACGCCCAAGTTCAACTCGAGCATGTCGCGCCCTTCGAGGGTCAACCATCAGGGGAAGGGCAGCAAGAGCCAGATGCTGCCTTCCCGCCATGCGCTGGACACGCTGACCAAGGGAGATCCTTCCCAGCGTACCCTTGGCATGTACTCCAAGCTGACACCTATCGGTGCCGGCGCGCCCGGCCGGTACGCCGACATCCAGCACATGGGTGACGTATTCGACGACCGTAACGAGGACGGGCTACCCGGCGCCTCCAAAAAGTAAGGCATATGGGCGACAAGACCGTCCCACTGACCATGGTGCTCGCCAAACTCAAGGCGACCAACCCTATGTTGTTTTCCGAACTCCAGACTGCCTTAGACGCTTTCGCGATGCCTGAGGTCCGTTCCCTGCTGGCGGCTCCTCCATCGCATGTGCAGCTTGCTCAGGGGCGAGCCCAGATAGCCGACGAGCTTGTGGGCATCGCCACCAACTGCGCCGCCAAAGCCCAGCAATACCAGCAGCAACTCCAGAAAACCCCAAGGACTTAGCGCATGCCTACCGCCCAGATTGGCCCCGTCGACACATCCGTCGTCATCCCCGCTGCTATCCGCGCCGCGGCGGAGCGCGCCGACGCGTTGCAGCTCGATCACAGGCAGCGGTTGGGCCTCGAGCAGCCCCCGCCGCCGGAGCAGCAGGCGCCCCCGCCGCCGGATCAACAGGTTCCCCCGCCCAGTCAACAGGTTCAGCCCCCGCCGCCCCCGCCGGAGCAGCAGGCCCCGCCGCCTCCCCAGCAGAACCAGCAGGTCGACCCGAACGCGGACGTCGCCGACGACCAGAACGCGGCGTACGAGCACCGCTACCGGTCGATGAAGGGGCGCCATGACGCGCTCAAGGCGCGCACCGACCGCAACACGCAGGGGCTACTTGCCCGGATCAACGAGCTCGAAGCCGAGCTGGAAGCCGCGCGCCGCGCCGGGCCGCTCTCGCAGCAAAACCAGCCCGCGCCGTCGAGCACATCGCCGGCCTTCACCGAGGAAGACGAGGCAACGTGGGGCACCGACATGCTGTCCCTGATCGACCGCGTCGCCGAGCGCAAGGTCGCAGGCATGCGGGGGGAACTGGCGCAGGTCACGGGGCAGGTCACGCGCAAGCAAATGTTCGACTACCTCGACGGAAACCTGCCGAAGTGGCGCGACACCAACGAGGACCCGGAGTTCCTCGCGTGGCTGAACTTGCGCGACGAAGGAACTGGTGTTATACGTGACGTGCTGTTGAAAGATGCTTTCGCAAAGGGCGAGCCCCAGCGGGTAGCGTATTTCTTCAGGAGCTTCATCTCCGATGGTGCTCACCCGGCCCCTTCAGCGGGTCAGTCGAACGGCCAGACGCCCCCGACCCAGTCGGCACCGTCGAACCGTTTGGATCTGGCATCGCTGGCCGCTCCGGGAAGAGCCGGATCGTCGCCGCCTCCACCGGCATCCGACGCGAAGCGCATGTACTCAACATCCGAGATCGGTCGGTTTTTCTCTGACAAGGCTCGAGGATCGTGGCGCGGCCGTGAAGCTGATGCCGACATCTTCGAACGAGACATCTTCCTTGCTCAGGCTGAAGGCCGCGTGATCCCGGGGTAGCTGAACCCTGTTTCTCGTGGAGATCATCGTGGACATCAAGAACCTCATTGGCGCCGCCGGAACCGCTGGCGTCCTGACTGCCGGTATCGACTTCCCGCTCGGGCACGACCTCGGCGCGTCCAATCCCAACATCGCCTTCGCGTTCGGCCTTGCCGGCGCCATGACCACGCCGGCGATTTACCCCTCGGGGTCGTCTCAGCCGTCGCCGGCCTATTCGGGTACGTTCATCCCGGAGATCTGGTCGGGCAAGCTGATCGAGAAGTTCTACGCCGCCACCGTGCTGGCTGCGATCTCGAACACGGATTATGAAGGCGAGATCAAGAACTTCGGCGACACCGTCAACATCCGCACCATCCCGACCATCACCATCAGCGACTACCTCGCCGGTGGCGATCTGGCGGTGCAGCGCCCGGGTTCGGCGATCGTCACCCTGCTGATCGACAAGGGCAAATACTTCAACACGATCCTCGACGACGTGATGAAGGTCCAGTCGGACATCAACCAGATGGCCCTCTGGTCGGATGACGCGTCGCAGCAGATGAAGATCACCGTCGACACCGACGTGCTCGCCGGCATCCTCGGACAGGCCACCGCGACCTACAACCGCGGCGCCACCGCGGGCAAGATCTCGGGCAACATCAACCTCGGCGTCACGACTTCGCCGCTCTCCGTCGTCGCCAACAGCGCGCCGGCGGGCAAAGTCGACGTCGTCGAAGTGATCACCCGCCTCGGGCAGGTGCTCGACGAGCAGAACATCCCGGAGATGGGCCGCTGGATCCTGATCCCGACGTGGGTCGGCACGCTGATCAAGCGCTCCGAGCTCCGTCAGGTGTTCATGTCGGGCGACAGCGTCACCATGCTGCGCAACGGCCGACTGGGCATGATCGACCGGTTCACGGTCTATGTGTCCAACCTCCTGCCGAACGGCGTGGCTGGCGGTCTGGCTGCCGGCGAGTTCGCCGTCTACGCCGGCCATCCGCACGCGCTCACCTTCGCGTCGCAGATGACCAAGGTCGAGACGCTCCGCTCCGAGCGCACCTTCGGCACCCTGCTCCGTGGCCTGCAGGTCTACGGCTACAAGGTGCTCGACGGTCAGGCGCTGGCGCAGGCGATCGTCACGGCGGGCTAAGTGGGGGGACTAGGGGCTGGGGGGTAAAACCTCCGGCCCCGTCTTCCTAGGGAGGCTCTCGTGGCGTTTAGAACAGTCGGCGACATCCTCACTGAAGCGCGCGTCCTTTTGCAGGACGTCGACGGCGAGCGATACACCGACACTCAGATGGTGCAGGCCCTCAACGAAGGCCTCCTCGAGACGCGCCGACTGCGCCCCGACATGTACCGCGACCGCCTCTCGAACGTGCCGCAGTACACGACTTCCCAGTTCTCGACCTACATCGACTACGAGCAGATGTACGTGCCGGCGCTGATCAACTTCGTGACCGGCCGGATCCAGATGCAGGACGACGAGGCCAACAGCGACGGCCGCGCCGTGGTGTTCTTCAACACGTTCCTCTCCAAGCTTACAGGGTTGGGGTAATGAGCGCTGAATTCGACCGCCTGATCGCTGACGCCTCGGTGCATGCGCCGGGCGCCTTGCCGTCTGGCATCGAAGCCGAGCTGTTCATGCTCCTCCGAGATTTTCTCCAGCAGACCAATGCTTGGCAGATGGGGTTCGACCTCTGCATCGTCCCCGGCACCCGCTGCTACACGATCACGCCGGGCAACGGCGTCGCCATCAAGTCGCTGCTCTGCCTGTTCGACAGTGAAGACATCGACAAGCGGTGGGTGACTGCCGCGTCGATGCCTACACCCGGCACGATCATGCTCGCCCGCGACCCTAGCCTCGACGCCTGCTGGGTGGCGCAGTGCAGCGTCTACGCCGTCGATGGGTCCAACCCGAGCGACTGCAAGCGGCTCATCCCGTCTTGGGTCCTGAGCATGTACTACGACACCCTCTTTCAAGGGCTCGTCGGCCGCCTCCAGACGCAGCCGTTGAAGCCCTACTCCAACACGCAGCTGGGTGCCGCCCATCTGCGCGCGTACTACTCGGGTCGCGGGCTGGCGCGGGCTACTGTGGCCCGCCAGAACGTCCACAACGCCCCGACGTGGGGTTACCCTCAAGCCGGCATCGCTAACGTCGGAAGGCAGCGCGGCGTATGACCCTGCAAATTGTCCACCCCTTTGTGAACCTGAAAGCCGACGGCGTCGACACGACCGTCGTGCGCCCGTCGGACTGGAACGACGACCACACGATCACGTTGGCTGCGGGCAAAGTCCTTGGCCGCGACACGTCTGGCGCCGGCGCAGCGCAAGAGCTCCCCCTGTCGTTTACCTCTGCAGGTGACGCTACGTTCACTGCGACGGGTGCGGTCAAGCTGACGGCGGGTACGACGGCCCAGCGCCCCGGAACGCCTCTGGCAGGCATGGAGCGGTGGAACACGACCCTTGCCGTCAAGGAGATCTACGACGGGGCCAATTGGGTTCCGTACGCGCTCGAGGCCGCTATTACCGCGGCGATCGCCGCCGCAGTAGCCGCCGCAGTGCCGACCGGCTCGATCCGCCCCTGCCTTAAACTGACAGCAGACACGGGTTGGGTGCGGCTCAACGGGCTGACGATTGGATCGGCTTCCTCGGCGGCTACCGAGCGGGCCAACGCCGACTGCGAGACGTTGTTCAAGTATCTCTGGGACAACCTCGATGACACGCGAGCCCCTGTGTCTGGTGGCCGTGGCGTTTCGGCGGCGGCAGACTGGGCTTCCAACAAGCGCATCACGCTCCCCTCGTCCCGCGACCGGGTCTTGGTGGGTATGGCCACGATGGGCAACAGCGACGCGGCCCTGATCTCGTTGTTCGACACGACAATTATGGGCAACACCGGCGGCGACGAAGCACATACGCACACCGCCACAGCAGATACTGCCCCGGGTGTTTGGGGCATCGTCGGTAGCGGCCCGGCGGCTAGCAGCCATACACACGTAATCACGGTTGCCAACGGTAAGGCGATCCCACCCGCGCTGGTAGTCTGCGTGCAGATCAAGCTCTAGGCGTAGTACCCGCGTTCTGATAAAGTATCCCCAACAGGAGGCATCCATGCAGGATTTCGACGCAGTAAGGGCTCAGTTTTTCGAGCCGACCGGAGAAGACGCTCCCGACTACGGCATGTACCGCCCCAGCGCGACCGAGATCGCGATTGCCGTCGGCGGCGTGAAGGTTGCCAGCTTCGGGTCGGGAACCACCGGCGCTTCGCCGCGATGTGTCTATACCGGCAGTCACCCACCGGGGACCAACGCCTCAGGCACCAACACAACGCCGGTCGTCACCGAGACGTACATCGTCGAGATCCTCGTGCCGACCGCGATGCTCATGACCGGGTTCGCCCTGTTCAACGGCAGCGTCGCCAGCGGCAACATCAAGATCGGCCTCTACAGCAAGGCCGGCGCCGTTCTCGCGTCGTCTGCCTCGACGGCGATGTCGGGCACGGACGTCTTCCAGCGCGTGCCGCTCACGGCGACGTACCAGCTGGCGCCGGGCACGTACTACATCGGCCTGCAGGTCGACAACACGACGGCTCGCTTCAACACGCACCCCTTCGGCAACTTCGGCGCCTCGAAGAAGACCGGCGAAGTCTACGGCACGCTCACTACGATCACGCCGCCGACGACGTTTGCGGCCGATTTGGGTCCGATGGGCGGCCTCTACTAGGCACGTCGGGGCTTTACCCGGAAAGGTAAACTATGGCCAACGACCGGATTATGTTTGACGACGGTACGACGGATACTGCTGTCGTCGCGCATGATAAGCCGCTCCCTGTGGCGATCTATGCCCTATCTGGGGGTAATGGCTCGGTGCAGACTTCGGCTACGGGAGCTACATATGTGGCTCTGACATCGCAAGCTGCCAAGCGCGTGACCTTGTTCAACAACTCAGGCACCGCGCTTGAGGTCAGACAAGGTGGATCTGGTGTCGCGGTGCCGGTTGCTTCCGCCGCGACGTTTACTTTCGAGGGGCTCGCCAACGCGAACGAGCTCTCCGTGCGACGTGTTGACGTGAGCAATACTCAAGTGACGGCGGTCTATCGCTGGGAGGCGTAACGCGATGGCCTTGACCCCACTATTCACCGACGGCTGCGACACCTGCTCTACGTCGTACGCCGAGACCGGCACCATCGAGACGAGCAATCTCTACGTCGAGATCTTGCTTCCGATCGACGCGTCAACGCTGGCCGTGCAGATCACCGGGTCTTGGACGGCGACACTCCTGTTCGAGGGCACAATCAACGGCGATGACTACGTCTCCATGGAGATGCAGCCGCTGCCCTCAGGAGCGCTGGTTCTCTCTGCAACCGGCAACGGCGCTTGGCTGACCAACGTCGCCGGCTACTCTAAGTTCCGTGTGCGTACGACGGCGATTACACTCGAGGCAGATGTTTCGATCAGGGTCACGTCTGGCCCCGCGACGCTGCCTGTGTCCACTGACGATACGTCGGCGCTTACGTGGGCTCGCAGCGCGGTCACACTTACCGGGGCCACTGACCAAGTTCTGCTCGCTGCGAACGCCAATCGTCGCGCGCTGCTGATTTACAACCGCGCGAGCAACGACATCGCCCGGTACGATATCGCCGGGCAGTCGATCAATGTCGCCGCGGATGAAGGCATTTCACTTCTCGCTGGGGCTACTGTCCACACCTACAGCGGGCAAGACACCCCCACGGGCACAGTTACGGTTACGGGCACTGCTGGCAACATCATCACGCTGTACACCGGCACGACCGCGTAACCTCTGAGGGTAACACATGAGTATTGGCCTCAACGCTTTCCCAATACCGCTCCCGTGGCGCATCAAAACTGCCGCCTACAGCGCGAGTATGTTCGAGCGCATTGCCGCGAACACGACTTCGGGGCCTTTCACTATTACCCTTCCGGGTAACCCGACGAATGGCCAGTCCGTCTGGTTCGATGACCCGCTCGGTACGTGGGCGACGAACAACCTCACGATCGCCAGGAACGGCAACAACATCCACGGCGCCGCCGCCAACCTGACGTGCGACGTCTCCTGCCGGTTCGAGCTGGTCTACTACTCAGCCGGCGGCGGTTGGACGGTAAGGCTTGGCCCTCCTGGCCCAGCGGGATCGACCGGCGCGTCTGGCACGGCTGACAGCGCCAGCTCGACGGTTACGCTCACGGCCCAGGCGTACACAACGGTCACTGGCGACCTCCGCAAGACGCTGCTGGTCACGACCGGGGCGACCGACGCCACGATCACACTGTCCTCGGCGTCGCTGGCTGGTGACGGCAAGCACATTTCCTTCCGCAAGGCTGACAGCGGCGCCGGCAAGGTCATCATTACGGACGGCTCGACGGCTCATGCGTGGCTTCTGACGCAGGGCGACACGGTGCGGCTGCGCGTCAACGGCACGACATGGGAGGCCGTCGACTGCAAGATCGCAACGACTATCGTCGTCTACACCGCCAACGACACATGGACCAAGCCGCCGCTGCTCAAAAGCGTTGACGTTTGGGCGATCGGCGGCGGTGCCGGCGGCGGTTCTGGGCGGCGTGGCGCTGCCGGCGGACAGCGTTTTGGCGGCGGCGGTGGCGCGGCAAGCGGCATCAACTTTTTGAACGATATCCCCGCTAGTTCCCTTGCTGCCACGGAGACCGTTACCGTCGCCGCGCCGGCGGCGGGTGGAGCGGCAGTTACAGTTGACGACACCGATGGAAACGCCGGCACTAACGGTAACGACAGCTCGTTCGGCTCTCTTATCAAAGGCAAGGCCGGCAACGCCGGCAGCGGCGGCACGGCGACCGCCGGAACGGGCGGCGTCGCATCGACCACGACAACCATGCGAGTGCCGATCACGGGTGGCAGCGCGTCCAGCACCAGCGCCACGCCGACCAGCGTTGGTACGAACGTCGTGGGCTCTGGCTCCGCTGGCGGTGGCCTTTCTGCGGCAAATGTTGAGCGCGCCGGGGGCACGCCCGGCACTGGTTCGTCGGCTTCCTTTACGACCGTGTCCGCCGGCGCGGGTGGGGCGGTCGGTGGCGCAGCCGGCACGGCTGGAAACAGCATCAGCAATTCATTGACGCAGGAAGGCGGCAGTGGCGGCGGTGGCGGTGGGGCCAACGCGGCGGGAATAGGCGGCTCCGGTGCGGCTGGCGGGTCGCCCGGTGGCGGTGGCGGCGGCGGCGGGGCTTCGGTCAACGGCTTCGCCTCCGGTGCTGGGGCGGCCGGCGCCCGCGGCGAGATCCGCGTCACGCAACGGTTCTAGGAGTAAGAAATGGCACTAGAGAGCTACGTCATTATCGCTCCGGACGGCACGGTCGATAACGTGTGCGTGTGGGACGGCGTTACGCCTTGGACCCCGCCAGAGGGCTATACGGTCCAACTACAGACAGACCCGCTCACGCAAGCCAAGGGCTTCCGCTTGGTCAATGGTGTGTTCGAGCGCATCCCGGTGGAGGCTGAAGATGGCGCTGCTCAGTGACATCGTGACCGGCCTGCGTTTTGGTGGGCTGCTTCCGATCACCGACATCCCGACAACCTACACCGTGGTTTCCGCCGACAGCGGCAAGTGCCTTCGCAGCACGTCGGCAGCGGCGGTAACGTGGACTCTTTCAAAGACGGCTCCACGCGGCACTGCACTGCGCGGCATTCAGGGCGCGGGTGCGATTACCTTCGTAGAGGAAGCCTCCGCACCTCCCGTCGACAACCTTCTCGGGTACGACACGACAGGCGGCGAGTACGCTGAGTTTTCCCTGACCGTGATGAACAACACAGACGGCTCGTCCGCCGAGTGGGTTGTGTCGGGGCCAATGACGACATGATGCCAGTAGCCGCCCTTGCCGGTATTGCCGCGCCACAGATCGACGCCGATCTCATGACGTGGGCGCGGCAATGCGCCGAGCCGCCCGACTCGAAGTACTTGATGGCTCATCACCGCCTTGTTCAACAAGCCAAGGCTGACGGTTGGTGGACTACGTTGAGCGGTATCCGGTTCCTGAACGCGCCGGGAACCGACGGCTACCTCATCAATGTGAAGACCCCGACCGAGCGGATGACGGCATACGGAACCGCCAGCCAGAATGCGTACTATGGGTGGCAGGGCGACGGCTCCACCGCCTACCTCGACACTGGCAAAACACCTGCACAGCTTGGGATGACAGCGGGAGCCACACCTTCGATTACGGCGATGGTGTACTCGCAGTCCGACTTGCCCGGCGTCTACTCTGCTTGCGGTGCAACTATCGGCGTGAGTACCGGAGTTATCCGTCTTCGTGGCGGCGGGCCGACCATGGGTGTGTGGGGCTCTTCCAGGTTGCAGGTCGTTGTTGGGTCTCCATCTGGACGCGGTCTGGCTGGTGTTGTTATCGACAGCACCAGCGGCGGCTTTGTTCAAAAAAACGGGACCAGCACCCCTATCTTGGCCACGGCGGCATCTCTTGCCACCGGGACTTTTCGATATGGCCGCGCCGGCAATAGCGGGACTTATGAAGTCGCTCAGCTTGCCTATGGCTTTGATGGTCCGAGCGTCACCCAAAGTCAGGCAGATAGCATCCATAACGCTGTTGAAACGGCCCTCAAGACGTTGGACGCCCAGACCGAGGACGAGCCTGAGATTCCAGTCACGAACCTCAACGCATTCGAGCGCACCGATACTGGCGACTGGACGGGCACTATTGGCCGCATCCTCCAGCCGCCCATGAGCGACACGCAGGAAAACGTCACACAGTACACCCGCGTTAGAACGGCGATCACCTGGACCGCTAATGCGTACACGACTGTCGCAGGAGATCTGGGCACAACCCTCGAGGCAACCTCTGGCGAGGTGGCAAAGACAGTGACACTTATGTCTGCTGTCACGGCGGGAGCGGACGCGATACAGGTCGTTCGCAAGATCGACAGAGGATCTGCCAGCGTCACGGTCAACGGCTACGCTCTCAGCGAGCAGTATGCCTACGTGGTCTACATCAGCGACGGCGCGGCTTGGAACAAAGCTCAGGATTATATTCCTTCCGTCAACATTGTTCTCGGTTACGCGATCACCTTCACGGCTGACGCTTACACCACCGTGGTGGCCGACCTTGGCCGGAACCTGCAAGCAACAGCGGGCGCGACCAACAAGACTGTGACGCTGCTGACTGCCGCAACCTCCAATGCCGGCAATGATATGTTTGTCCGCAAAGTCGATTCAGGCATTGGTATCGTCACGGTCAACGGTGTTGCTTTGGCGAACAAGGGTGACTGGGTTTACTTCGTATCGAATGGCACAACGTGGACGAGAGACGTCCTGTACCGCCCGGACTCAGAGTGGGCTTCCAACGACTACACAGCCATCGCGCTCGACCTTGGTCGAAATATCCACGCCTACAGTGGTAGCACCAATCGCACCGTCACTCTTATGTCGGCTGCTTCAGCTGGCAACGGTTCTTCTGTCGTCGTCCGCAAGATGGATACGGGCGTCGGAACCATCACAGTCGAGGGCGTCGTCCTCTCCGAGATGTACGACTTTGCTTCTTTCGAGAGCAACGGAGCGATCTGGACGCAGGATCAGACTATCGCGCCGCTCGAGGTTGGCTTTATCGCTTTCCCCGCCACCCGGTTGGCGATCAGACCCTGGGGTCATCCGGCTTACACAAAGCAAACACTTATCACCCTCGATGAATTCTTTTGGGGCACACGCGGACTTGGTGACGTACCCGGCACGATCACGGCATATGCCAAAAAAGGCAACGACACGATGGGCGGCATCGGGCTGACTGACGGCTCCGGGGCATCCACCGGCTTTTCAGGTCGCACGGAGTTCGACACCTATGAACTCGCGATGGGCGAAATGTTCGTGAAGGGAGCCTACACGCTGGGGTATCTCCCCCGAAACGACACGACGTTGACGACATTCGATGGCAACTACCGCGCTGGCGGCTGGGGGTTCCTCGATATTGCTGAACAGTTCGGCTACGACGTTTCCGCTTGGGCCGCGCATGTCTCCAGCACAGTAACCAACGCCGTGGACAACGGCGCAGGTCTCGTCCGCATCACCACCTCGGCGGCGCACGGCATCACTACCGGCAATACCGTTACGGTCGCTAATGTTGTCGGCGTTGGCGCGGCCAACACGACTGCTGTTGCAACGGTCATCAACACCACGACATTCGATCTCGTCGGCACGACGTTCTCGGGAACCTACGCCAGCGCCGGGACGGTGAAGAACGATACGGTTCTCACCACCGACGTGAACGTCAACACGGGGGCTGTCGGGCACTGGCGCTATTTCCGCACCAACGCCAACGCAATCTTTGTCAACGATGCTGTTGGCGGCGCGTTCAAGGCCGTGAGGAACGTAATCATTCTCGGGCAGGGCCGTCTTTCAGACGTTCGGGCACGAGGTAATTCGCCCGTTGGCGGCCTCTTTCTTGACCTTGAGTGGGCGGACGGCCGATCGGCAGCTCAATTCGAGCGTTCAATCAAGGGTCTTGCGCGTCTGTGCCACGCCAAGAACTACACACTTAATGCCACTTCGCACGCCGTTCACAAGGGGACGGGCACCTATAGCGGATGGCGGAAAAGCAACGCCAATGCTCTGCTCACATCCGCGCCGGGCGTTGATGGCATCGACGAGAACATAGACCTTCTGGCGCTGCTTACGTATCAGAACAAGCCAACCGCCCAGGCGATGGTAGACGACATCCTCTTGCAAATGAACTTCTTCCGGGGCGTAGACGGTACACTCCCGGTGCCGATCAGCAAGCTGGCGCTCGAGCTGCGTGTCGGTGGTCACTTGTCAGAGATTAAAGTCGACTACATCGATGCTCTGCGCTCTCTCCGTACCACTTACGGCTTCACGCACTGTTGGATAACGCCGCTGTATGCCCGGTTCGGCGGCAGCCTCGAGCGCATCCCGAATCAGCGTCTCGCGCAGTTCCTTGGGGTGCCGACATCATGAGTGTCTACGCCCAAATAAAAACAAGCGGGAGCTTGTAACCTGCTGGGGTAACGAAAATGAACACGGGCGTTAGCAAAGATTTCAAGTTTGAGAACCGGATAACCGCGGGCAACGTCTACACGATAATCGTGGGCGTCTTGGCGATGGGCGTGCTTTACGGCACGTTGACGGCGGATTTCAAGGCGCTCGCGCAGCGTGTCGAAAGCAACGACCGCAAAGACGAAAAAGCGGTCGATACTCTTAGCGACTTGAAGAACTCAATCATTCGTATCGAGACAGAGCAAAGAGCTGTGCGCGATGAAGCAGCTCGCGTCGCCCGGCAGCTTGATCGGATTGAGCATCTCATCCGCGCCGAAAACCCCCCCGCAAAACAGCCCCCGAGGCAACCATGAGCGCGCCGCAAACAACCAACCGAAAGGCTTTCTTCGACGGCATCCGTCCCGACCTGTTCAATGGCACGCTCACTCAAGACCAAGTCAATGGCATCGACGCCATCCTAGACGAGTGGGAGGCGCGCAAGCTGGTGGATCTGCGCTGGCTGGCTTACATGTTCGCGACGACCTACCACGAGACCAACATGACTATGCAGCCGGTCCGCGAAGCCTACTGGCTGTCAGAGGACTGGCGGCGCAAGAACTTAAGGTATTACCCGTGGTACGGCCGCGGCTACGTGCAGCTCACATGGGAAGAGAACTACAAAAAGATGGGCTCTCTGCTCGGCGTCGATCTGCTGGGCAACCTTGACCTTGCCATGGACCAGCATATCGCCGCGGCAATCATGTTCGAAGGCATGATGGCGGGAAACTTCACCGGCAAATGCCTCAAGAATTACTTCAACGACACGGTGGATGACCCGATCAACGCCCGCCGCATCATCAACGGAACCGACAAGGCCGACCTGATCGCCGGCTATCACCGTGGGTTCTTGAGCGATCTTCGATATGCACGCGGAAGGCCCGCCTGATGCCGTTTCTTCCTCTACTGCTCGGCCTCGCGCCGACCGTCGCCAGCTGGATCATGGGCGACAAAACCGGCGCCGCCGTGTCCAAGATCACCGGCATCGCGCAGGATCTTCTGGGCACCACGGACGCCAACGGGATCGAGCAAGCGATCGCCGCTGACCCGAACCTCGCCCTGCAGTTCAAGATGGCGATCATTCAGGCCGAAGCCGACGCTCGCCGGCAGCAGTTTGATGAGCTGCAAGCGCAGCTGGCTGACGTCCAGAGCGCTCGCAACCAGACGATCCGGCTGGCCGAAGCCGGCTCGAAGATCGCGTGGGGCGCCCCGATCATCAGCGCCATCATCACGCTCGGCTTCTTTGCCATGCTGTACCTCGTGATCCGCAACGAGATCCCCGAAAGCTCGCAGACGCTGGCCAACATCATGCTGGGCAGCCTAGGCACGTCGTTCACGGCGGTCGTGGGCTACTGGGTCGGCAGCTCCGCCGGATCCGCGCAGAAGACCACCGCGCTGGAGAAGATCGCCAGCAGCCGGTAAAACACCGGTTACCAACGCGGGGCCGATGTAGTATTCTATTGGCCCCGCTAGTCCGCCATCAGGAGATTTTTATGAGCCGTAGCGTCGTGAAGCGCAAAGAGGCCCCCACCGAACCGGCCGTACCTCTGGAGGTAAAAGCCGACGAGGTGAAGATCAGCGACGCCGAAGTCGACGATATTCTCGACGTGCTTGTCGGGCCGATCGCCGAACTGCCGCCGGAAGGCACCGGCGCCCCGACGTTTCAAGCGCTCTCGCCCGAGCTCCTCGCTGAGTTCCCCGCCCCCGAGCCGCTTGTGATGCCCTCCCCCGTCGTAGCGCCGTCCGAGCCGTATCAGCCGGGCACCCGCTCCGGGGTATTCCCGCAGGCGCCTGTTCACGCGTATGAGGTGACGCAGGGCATCAAGTCGGCGCCGCCGGTCATCATCGACACCAAGCCGGAAGAACCCCCGCCGCCGAACTGGGACAACCTGCCTGAGCGCACCCGCGCCGAGCTAGAGATGGGGCGCAAGCAGGTCGGTGGCGATCTCTCCCTGCAGGAAGCGATCATGCCGCAGCCGGCACCACTCCCCACGTCCAACCTGCCCGAGCCGGCCGCCGAGCCAGAGGCACCGCTCGACTGGAGCAAGCTGTCCGAACAGACCCGGGCCGAGCTCAGCGCCGGCGCCGAGGCTCTGGCTAAGCGCAACGCGGACTATCGTGCTGTACTCAAGAAGCTTGCTGACCAGAGCAACGACCGCCTCGCCGCCGCCGCGCCGCCCCGGCCGGGCGATATGGACTACAACACGAGGTAAGATATGCCCCGGATCAAAATCCAAGCGTTTGGCGGCATGATCCCGGCGCGAGACGATCGTCTCTTGCCGGACAGCAACGCGTCTGATGCCGCTAACGTCTGGACCCGGTCCGGGGCTCTCGAAGGCATACGTGTGCCGCGGGACATACACACACTGGTGAACCCTGCGGCGCGCTATGTGTTCCGCGTCCCCAAGGGTGCGCCGGACGTTCTGCATATCGAAGACAGCTACTGGCTCGAGTTCGAAGACATCACGACGACTGTCGTGAAGTCGCCTGTGCGCGGCAGCGAGGAGCCGGCGTATTATTGGGCGAATATGAGCGAGCCCCCCGGCTACACGACGTTCGAGCGTATCGAAGCGGGGGACCCCAATCTCGTTCTGGGTATCCCGGCGCCCACGGTAGCGCCCGCTGTGGCGCCGGCCGGCGGCGTGTCGACCACGACTGTGACCCGCTCCTATGTCTACACGTGGGTGAGCGCCTACGGCGAAGAGGGGCCGCCGAGCCCGCCGCTCGTCGTCACAGGTAAGGTCGACGACACGTGGGCAGTCACCTTGACTGCACCCTCTGGCGGCAACACGACTGGTCGTGTGTTGGAAGACGTCCGCATCTACCGGACGATCACGTCAGCGCAGGGCGTCGCGGTGTACTACTTGGTCACTGACCAAGTTATCGCCAACACGACGTACAGCGACACTCTGTCGGACGACACCATCATCGGCCAAGGCGCGCTGCAAAGCACGTCGTGGACAGCGCCCCCCAGCGATTTGGAGGGTATGGTCGCGATGGCCAACGGCATGCTCGTCGGCTGGCGGCTGAACGAAGTGTGGTTCAGTGAGCCGTACCGGCCGCATGCTTGGCCTGTCGAGTACGTGCAGCTCGTCGACTACAACGTCGTTGGCGCCGGCGCGTTCGATCAGTCCATCGTTGTGGGGACCGAGGCATACCCGTTCTTCGCAACGGGCTCGAGCCCCACCACGGTGTCTCTCCGGCGTATCGCCGCCGCCGAGCCGTGTGTGTCCCGCGGGTCGATCGTGGCCACCCCGAGGGGCGTGTACTACGCTTCGCCGAACGGGTTGATCTTCGCAGTACCCGGCGCCGCCCGGAACGTCACGCTCGCTATGATCCCCAAGGATCATTGGGCCGAGCTGACCAACCTGACGCAGCTGCGCGCGGCGTTGATCGACGAAGCGTACTATGCCTTCTCAGGGATTATCGAGGGCGTGTTCCAAGTCGATGCTTTCCAGACCGACGCCTTCCAGCAGGAAGACTACACAGGCACGCGCGACGGTATATTCCTCGACACGCAGGATGAGCGAGTTGCGCTGAGCAAGCTCGAGTACCCGGAGCCTACATACAACGTCCTGCAGGATACATGGACCGGCGAGGTGCTTCTCATCCGCGAGGGGAAAGTGAAGCTCCTCGACGTCACGTACGACGTCATGGGCGACTATCGTTGGACGTCCAAGATCTTCACGATGCCGAAGCCCCAGAACCTCAGCGCCGTCAAGTTCATCTGGGAGGCGCCGCTCGGAGGCGCGACCCCGACAGGTACGATGAAGACTTACGCCGACGGCGTGCTGGTCCAGACCAAGAGCACACCGCCCGACAAGGAGGTGTTCCGGCTGCCTTCAGGGTTTAAGGCGACAACCTACCAATTCGTGTTCGAAGGCAACTTCGACATCAAGTCGATCGAGATCGGCTCCACGGTGAAGGACCTGCAGAGTGTCTAACTTCACGGCCATCCCCGAGCTGTACCAGTCAGGTGAGAACCTGCAGGCCGTTGTGTCTGCCATGAAGCAGAACCTCGAAGTCCTGATGGGCTCGCGCGGCCCGGTGGGTGGCGGCGCAGCGACGGTGTTCGTGCTCAACCCCGACGCCGGCGATCCCATTCCGGTGGGCACCAACGTCGGCGATCTCTGGGTGCAGTACCCCATCAAGCCGACGGACGCTTGGAAGATCTCAGTCTGGCACAAAGGTGAGTGGAACAAGTTTTGATCCACATCGACAATTTGGAGCACGGCTGTGCACTGGAGCATCTGGGTCACCCTTTCATCCCCGGACACGACCACTGCATTACCCGCTCAGGTAACGACGGGCGCCTACTGGGGGGCGTGCTGTTCCAGAACTACCGCAAGCGATCTATTGAGATGCACGTGCAGGGCTTCGAGCCCGGCTGGCGCAGCAAGTGGCTTCTCTGGATGGCGTTCGACTATCCGTTCAATCAGCTCGGCGTTGAGAAGATCATCGGCTTCGTGCCGTCGACCCGACCCGAAGTGCTCGCGTTTGACCTCAAAATCGGCTTCGTCGTAGAGACGGCGATAACAGACGTTGTCGAAGGAGGTGGCCTCGTAGTAGTATCTATGACGAGGCCCCAATGTCGTTGGCTTAAACTGCCCCGCGGAACGCCGCCGCTGGGTTAAGGCCGAAAGGTGCAATATGAGTGGTGGTTCCTCGGCTCCTGCCCCGCCCGACTATAGCGGCGTCGCCAATGCCTCCCGTGAAAGCGCGAAAGAATACGCTGCGATCATGCGCGAGCAGCTGGCGTGGGCGAAAGAGCAGTACGCCGACAACAAGGCGTTTGCCGACCAAGTCAAGGATGTCTTTGCATCCGACATGCAGTTTAACTCGGAGACGGCGCGCAAGGATCGCGCCCGCTACGAGCAGTATTACCAGCCGCTGGAAAACGACCTCGTCGATGATGCCAAGTCGTACGCGACGGACGAGCGCAAGGAGCTCGAGCGCGGCCGCAGCATGGGCACTGTCTCCCAGCAGTTCGACACTGCCGGCGAGGCGGCCAAGCGCCAGCTCGAAAGCTTCGGCATCGACCCGTCCGCTACGCGCTACGCGGCGCTCGACCTTGGCGTGAAGACCCAGAAGGCGGCGGCCATGGCTGCGGCGGCCAACCAGAGCGACGTGATGGTCGAAGACCGCGGCCGTGCCCTGCGTTCGGAGGCGATCAACGTCGGCAAGGGCTACCCCGGCCAGATCGCCGGCCAGTTCGGATCCTCCACTGCAGGCGGCTCGGCGGGCGTGGGTGCCCAGAACAGCACTTACTCAGCGTCGGCGCCGGCTCTCGGCAACCCGGCGGCCTTCGGCGGCCTCCAAAACCAAGCGATCGGGCAGTGGGGCAACACGCTCAGCAACCAGTACCAGAGCCAGATGGCGCAGTACAACGCCAACAACAGCCAGTCGTCGGGCATCGGCTCGACGCTGGGCTCGCTCGCAGGCATCGCCGGCGGCATGATGATGATGTCCGACGAGCGTGCGAAGGACAACATCAAGCCGATCGGTGAGACGTATGATGGTCAGGAGATCATCAAGTACAACCTCAAAGGCGACCCCAAGACCCAGATCGGCCTGTCGGCGCAGGAGACGGCCAAGCGCCGGCCTGAGGCGGTGGCCCGCGGGCGTGACGGCCTACTGCGGGTGAACTACGACCGCGCCCTGCCGACCGATGATACCCGCAGGGGTAACCGCTACGCTGAGGGTGGTGCCGTCTCCAACTACCTCGACGAGTATCCGGAAGACCCGAGCGACGAGGCGGGTGAGTACCAGAACATGGACGGCGGCGTCGTCCCGCAGGAGATGTCCCCCTCGCGCGGCCGCGCCATCGACGACGTGCCGGCCCAGACGTTCAGCCAGAACGGGCAGGCTGGCCCGAAGGCTGCCATCGACGTCGGGGAGTTCATTTTCCCCGAAGACGTGACGCGCTGGTACGGCGAAGAGAAACTCCAGAAGCTGATCGAGAAGGCCCGTCAGGCGAAGCAGGGAGCCCCTGCCAAGCCCGAGATGCGCGCCGCCCTACCCGTATAGAGGTCACCATGTCCCTCGGCCGCGAACTCAAAGAATTCTCGAGTGCTTTCGGCTCGACCATCAACACGATGGGCTCGTTTGCCGCGATGGCTGACCGTCGCGACCGTCGCAAAGAGCGCGAAGCGCGTGACCCGAATAAGTCGCCCGAGGTGCAGGCCGCTGCGGACCAATACTACAAGGACTACGGCACGAAGCCGCCCGCGGTTCCGGCGACGTCGTACCCAGCAGACTACGAAGACCAGCCCACAGAGCGCTATCGTAAGGGCGGCCTCGTGATGGACACGCCGGGCTACATCCGCGCGCGCCAGACGGCCATCAACTATGCCGAGCCGGCCCCCGACTATGTCGACGTCCCCGACCTTCCGTACCGTGAATTCAACGAAGACGGCCAGCAGGTGGTCGAGGGCCAGACCCCGCTGGGGCCGCGCAGCGACGAGAGCTGGAACGAGCCGCCGGTGCCGCAGCCGCCGATGAACGCCGGCGAAGACGCTCCGGGCGGCGCCACCGGGCGCGGCGATCCTGTGTTCAGCGCCCCGTACGCGCGGGTCGGCGCGTCCAACGACGTCATGCCGAACCGGCAGGCGCCGCGCAAGGACGCCATCCCCCCGGGCAAGTCACAGGCCATCCCGACGCGCCCCGCTGCGGCCAGCGCGGGCGGCGGGACCGGCACAGGAACCGGCACGGGAGGCCGCGCTGCTGCCCCGCCGGCCAAGCGCAAGGCACTCAACGACCAGACCCGCGTCGAGGCCTACGACCCGGAGCTTGATGGTCCGACGGAGGCGCTGCCGGCCGCTCCCGCCGCTGTTACCCCCGAAGGTGACGCCCCGAAGGCCGGCGCGGCTGGCCCGGTCGATTATCAGATGACGGGTGCCGCCGGTGAGGGCACCAGCCCCAACGCCAACGCGGACTACACGACGGCGCTCGACGGCGGTATCAAGTTCGCCACGAAGATCTTCAACTTGGACAACTCGGGTGCAGCGCTCCCCGGCACCGACCGCGCTACCGCGGCTGGCCGCGAAGCGTTTCTCAGGAAGGGCGTCGGCGCGGCGACCCCCGACATGGTTCGAGCGATCGACCAGCGCGTCAACATGATCCCCGGCGTGCCCAACGACGAAGCCATCTGGGGCATCCGTCGGCTCGAGGCCGTGTATCGCTTCTACTCGCGCCGGGGTGAGACGGACAAGGCCAACAAGGCGGTGTTCGAGCTCATGCAGTACAGCGCCGGCATGGCCGCGAAGTACGGCGACGCGGCGCTCAACCAGCTCAAGGCCAACGACCAGCGCGGCGCGGTGCAGACCTCCGTGAACGGCTTCAACCAGATCCCCAATGGCCAGCGCGCTTCTGTCAACGGCAAGGAAGTAGACATCACGGACGCGCGCACCGGCCAAGTCGTGCAGCGTATCCCCATCACGCCGCAGACGATCTTCAACGTCGCCCTCGGCCTGTCAGACCGCAGCCTGTACTGGGACCAGCTCATGAGCCGCGCGTCGGCCACCATGAAGGGCCGCTCGACGCGCACCGAGGCGCAAGAAGAACTGACCCGCGCCCAGATCGAGCTGACCAAGAAGCGCACGGCCAATGTCGGCGCCGGCCGGGGCGGTGGCGGTGGCGGCCCTTCACCTGCCGCGCAGCAGCTCATCGACGCCATCGGCAAGTCCGCCGCCGACCGAGGCCAAGCTACGCCGCGCACGCCGGCCGCTCCCTCTGCCCCCAACGATGGTACGGGCGACGGCGCTGGCGATGGCTACAGCGACGACGAAACCGACGGTGCTCCTGCAGCCAGCCAAGGCGCCGGCGACAGCCCCTCCATGCCTCTGGGCGGCGCTCGTCCGGCGAACGCCGACGGTCAGGGTGGCGGCGAGAGCGGCGGCCTTGCTGCAGACGAAGAGCGGTATATGCAGAACCGCGCTCGTGTCCTTGAGCAAACTCAGCCCAAACCCAGCCTTCGTGTTACGCCGCAGCGCCCGAACCAAGTCGCACCCGCACCCGCACCCGCACCCGCACCCGCACCCGCACCCGCACCCGCACCCGCACCCGCACCCGCACTCGCACCCGCACTCGCACCCGCACCCGCACCGGCTCCTGCTCCACCGGGCCAGCAAGTCGACCCCGACGAGATCCCCGACATCGAGGTCGCCCGAGACGGCGCGCAGTACCGCATACTTCGTCGGGGCAAAGAGGTGGCTGCTCCTCAGGGAGCCGAACGCCCGTTCGACCGTCCGCATCCGGGGCCGAACCCGTACGCGCAGTACGAAACTGCCGCCGCCAAGCTGCCAGCCCGCGACCGCGCCGCGGTACAGACCGCCCTACGGTCGGCGACGGCCGCTTACAATGCCGAGCTCAAGCAGTGGCAGGCCGACAGCCGGGCGCATGCTCGCGCTGAGAAAGATCGAGTGAAGGGCGAGCAGACGAAGTCGATGGCCGAGCTGAAGGCTCGCGCGAAGGAGGAGTACGACTACAAGCCCCGGCCGCCGGAGCGCGCCGCGCTGGTCGAAAACATCGACAAGGCTGTGCAGGGGGCGATCGAGAAGATCAAGAACCCGCCTCCTGAGACGCCTGCCGACCGGCGCGTAAAGCTCGAGGACACGATCTTCAGCACGGTCGACGACGGCCGGCTCAAGAACCTCGCTCTCGAGGTCATGACCAGCAACCCCCTGCCGGACGCCAACCGCGCGGTGACGATCATTTCGAAGATGACCCGCTGGGACGATGAGAACCCGTCGCAGCGCTTCTACAAACCGCAGGGTCGCGACATCCTCGGCAACGTCGTCGTTAGCGTAGACGGCATCGGCTACGTCCACCTGCGCCCGGAGGCGTACAAGGACCTCACCGAGATCGCCCGCGAACGCATCGCCACGGCTGTGGCCAAGCGCGAGAAGGCCCTGAAGCCGGGCGAGCCTAGCGCCCTGCAGAAGCAGCGCAAGGCTACGGTGAACGCAGTGCAGCGCTCAGTGTTCGGCCAGACGCTGCCCGGCGACAAGGACTACGACGCCACGGTCAAGCTGGGCGAAGAGGCGGACCGGCAGAAGAAGCAGATCCAAGAGCGCAACAAGGACAACCCGCCGCCGGTCACCAACCCGTCGCCTTTCAACCGTGGGCAAGCTATACCCACGGCACCCCCCGACATGCGTAGTTTTTTCAACCGCAGCAAAGACAAGCCGCCACCCAGCGACGGCACCAACAAGTCGCCTTTCAGCCGCTAGATAACCTGCGTAGGTAACACATGGCTGTCGAGCCGGACTATCTCGGAAACACCCCGCCCGCGCCGCCCACCGAAGAGAGCGGGTCGCTGCTGCTCGACGCGGCCAAGACTTTTGGCAAGCGGGCGCTGGACGTGCAGGGAGCGGTCACCGGCGGCATCGCCGACGTAATTGGCAGCCAGCCGGGCGAGCCCACTCGAGAAGTCCAGAAGCTGTTCCATGCGGCCTCGGACGCTGTCGAAGACACCATCTCGCCGGCCAACCGGAGCTGGCGTGACAGCGCGGCGTTCCCTGAGGAAGGCCAGAAGTCGATGTTTGCCTCACCGGGCAAAGCGGCTGTGATGAAGCTGGCGTCTATGGGACCTGACATTCTGGGAGCGTTTCTACTGCCGCCGGGCTGGGCTGGCGTGGCCGCCGGCAGCGCGTTTTATGGAACGCTTGGTGTCGCCGAACAGCTCGACCGCTCTCGCAAGAAGATCGACAGCCTGCCGGACGATGTCCTGCAGAAGCAGTCGTTCATCTACAAGAACCTCCGCACCGAGATGGGCGAGGCTGAAGCGCGCGAGAAGCTGATCAAGGGTATGGACGACCCCACGTCGCTGGCTATGACAGGCGCTGGCAACGCGATCGGTGGCGGCACGATGGCTCATGCCCTGAGAGGCACGGCTGGCAGGAGCCTTCTCGGAGGTATTGGCGTTGGCGTCGCGGACGGACTGGTGGGTGGTGCGGCGGGTGGCGCTGGACAAGAGGGTGCCAGTCAGCGGGCCGACATCAGGGGTGGCTTTAAACCCGAGTACGACCCGGATAGGATGGCGCTCGCGATCCTCAACTCCAGCGTTGAGGGCGGCTTCCTTGGCGGTGCATTCGGCGCAGTCGGCTCAGTGGGCTCGCGCCGCGATCGTATCCGCGACCGCGCCAACGGCACCGAAGTCCCGCCGGGCGCACCGGACCCGGCGCAGACCGCTGCCCTCGTCACCGACAACGAGCCAGACAGCACACGCACGCCGTCACCTCCCGAGGTAACGCCGCCGGCCGCCGGCGCCGCGACGGGCACGTTGGCCCAGCAGATCGAGGCTGAGCGTGCACGACAGGCTGCCGAAGCTACTCCGCCAGCAGCGGGCGCGCCGCCTGTCGTGCCCCCAACCGACATCACCAAGCCGCCGGGCTCCGAGCCGGGCATCCCCCCGATGCCGCGCGGTGTCGTGCCGCCTCCCCCTGCAGCTGGCCCAAGGGTGCCCAACCCGCGCACCGAGCAGCTCGTGCCGCCGCCCCCGACGGACACGATGCTTGCCCCCGGCCGTCGCAAGGCACCGGCTGAGCGCACCGCTGTGCCGCTCGAGGAGGAAGTGGTTGCGCCGCCCCGCGTGACCGCCGAGCCGGAGATCCCCCTCCCCCCGGCCGAAGGCGCTCCGCTGCGCGCTGCAGAGGTGCAGGCCGCTGTCAGGGAGATGCCGCAGAAGGCCGCTGAGCCGCCCCCGTCGCCGCGCCCCACAGAAGCGCCGGCGCCAGCTCCCGAAAAGCCGGCACCGAAGGAGGCCCCCGAAGTCCCGAGAGGGATGCCCAAGGGCTCGACTTACCTTGGGGACAACGCCAACGGCGAAGCTGTATGGCAGTACCCAGAGGGTGGTCCCCGTGCCTCTCGTGGCGCGGACAAAGTCCTGCGGGTTATGGCTGTAGGGGACGAGGTAATACCCCCGCGGTTCGAAGTCGTCGGCGAGAAGAAGGCCGAACTCACTTACCCCGAGCCGCTTGCCCCTACGGGTAAAGCTGAAGAGCCTGACGCGCCCGTCGCGCAAGACAGGCTCGTGGCCGATAAAGCTGCTCCTGCTAAACTTGTCTCTGCGGAAGCGGGTAAGCCCCGTGTGTTCCGTGTTGAGAACACTTGGGCGAAGCAGCAGGAACAGGAGCGCAAAGCACGACAGGAAGAACTCGCGACCGAGCGCAAAAATGCAGCTGAGGCGAAGAGGAAGGTCGTCGCCCGCAAGGAGAACAAGACTACCCCCAACGAGAATAAGGCCCGAGAGTACATCACCGGCCGGCACCCGAAGTCGGTCGAGGACATTACCCGTGTGGGTACGGTCGAGAGCAACGCGCTCAAGGGCGACGAAGCTGCCCAACGTGAGGTGGTGCAGTCGGCGGTGAAGCTTGTGGCCGACGCTAAAGAAGCAGGCGTTGAGATCCCGCAGCGGACGACGCGCGGCGCTAACACCAATCCGACGCCCTACACATCGCACCTGATCGAGACGGTCCGCTTTCTGAAGGCTGTCAAGGACGCAGCAAACCTAAAGACTGAGAGCAAGCGGAAGGCTGCTATCGCTGACGCTTTCACGAACTACATCACTGCCGAGCGCGCCCTCCGTTCAGGTGATTTGCAGGCTGCTGCTGCACGGCGCATTGCTGCGAACGAAGCCGCGAACGCGGGTAGCACACGCGCAAAAAACGAGAACGCGACCCGAGCTGAGGGAGAGCAGGCCGACGCTGAGACAGCTAGAAAGAAACTCGGCGACGAGAAAGACCCCGACGACACAGACACCGATGCTGACAGCACGCCTCTCTCGGATGTCGCGCCGGCACGTAAGCTGACGGAAGCCGAGGAGCTGGACGCGCTCATTAAAGAGCAGAGTGACGACGCTGCTCGTGAGAAGGCAACGGCTAAAAAGAAAAGCGCTGACGAAGCCGACGACACCAAGACCGACGCGCTCGATGACGTCGCTGCGCGCGACGACGCTGACGTCGATCTTGCTGACCAGCGCGACGAGAGCTACTCCCAGCGCATGGTTGGCTCGAAGCGGGCGCCGACCCAACGCCGGAAGACGACTGTCCGCGACGAGCTCGAGCCGTACCTGCAGAGGTACGAGAACAGCGACAAGCCGCTGCCCCGGCTGGCCGTGGCCATCATCCGCAAGGTCATCGACCGCGTCGGAGACACGCCCATCGAGGTCATGAGCCTCGACGAGTACAACACCATGCGTGTCGCGGCTGGGCTCGATGTGCTCAACAAGGACGTCGAGGGGATCTTCGGCTACAACTACGGGGGCCTGCAGGCGAACGGCACGCGCGGCACGATCCGCCTGTTCCCTGAGATGTACGACACCGTCGCCGGCGGACCCCTGCGGGTAACGCTGCATGAGGCTGTGCACGCGGCGACAGCTCATGCTCTGCGCAACGACCCAAAGCTGTTCAACCAAGTAAATCTCATGATGGCGTGGGTCAAACTTAAGACCCGCAATACCAACCTGTCTGAGCGCGTCGGCAGTGAATACGGTATGCGGGACATGGACCCGCTCGAGTTCGTCGCCGAAGCAATGGCCAACCCTAGCTTCCAGAAGCTGCTCTCGGAGATCGAGGTGCCGGCCTCGGTCGCACGTGCATGGGGCATCGAGCCGAAGGCCACGTCGGTCTGGAAGGCGCTGGTAGAAAAGGTCGTCGACTTCCTGAAGCTGCCCTTCCCGAAGGCGCAGTCGATGACGATGCTCGACGCCATCCTGCGCAAGAGCGACGACATGTTTGCCTACGAGCCCAAGGCAGCGAAGGGCCGCGACGCCGACGGGATGCTCGCGTACTCCGAGCGCACCGACCGCATGAAGGCGGAGGTCGTCGACTTCACGCGTGAGGCGCCGCGCACGCTGCGCACCAAGCTGCGGGGTCTGGGGCTCAAGTTGGGCACGGTCATCCAGATCGGCGAGAGCGCCAACAGGCTGTTCGGCCCCGACAATCTGGGCACGCGCCTCAGCAACCTGCTGGGCAAAGCAGCCACTGAAAAGGAGCGCATCCTCAACAGCGGCGATCGCCAGCTCGTGGGGGATATGGCTGCCCTGCAACGCAAGACGTCGCCGGAGGCGTGGAACGACTTCTCGCGTTTCCTGCTCGACGAGACGATGGCCGGCGTGTTTGCCGACGCCCCCGTGCCCAAGGGTGAGAGCGTCGCCCTGTGGCAGGGGCGCGCCCAGCACGCTGACCTGCAGCGCCGCCTCAACGAGCTGCCGCCCGACCTGCGCGCCATGCGCAAGCGGATGCACGACTATTTCAGGGAGCGGCAGAACGACATCTCGAAGGACCTGATCAAGAACATTGTCCGCGTGATCAACGACGGCGTGCCGGACGACGCGCTGGCGATGAAGATCTTCGAGAACAAGCTCGACCCAGCTGAGAAGGCGATCCTCGAGAAGGACGCCGTGTTCAAGGCGATCCGCGACGCTCGGGCCATGTCGAAGATCAAAGGCCCCTACGTGCCGCTGATGCGCGAAGGCGACCACGTCGTGTCCGGCCGCTTCACCATTACCTCGCCGGGTAACGCGACCCGTGTCGACGCGGCAGGCAAGCCCGACGACAACAGCAACATCTTCGAGTTCAAGACCAAGGCTGAGGCCAAGTCGTTCGCTGAGAACCAGACGCTCAAGGTGCTCAAGACCCAGCGCGTCTTCACCGACCCGGCCACCGGCGAGCGCTTCGTCGAGATCACGACTGCCGATGGCACGGAGAAGTACAAGCTGACGGCGTCCGACGCTGCGTGGGGTGTCGCCGACGAGAAGTTCCGCGTCACGGTGCAGGACAAGTACCTCGCGTTCTTCGAGCGCGAAGTGCACGCCCGCCAACACCATGCCGAAATGTCGGCACGCAACGACGTGGTCATGGACGGCGTCGCTCCCCGACGCTGGGAACCGCACGGCGCCAACTCGTCGTTCATGAGTGAGGCGTTCAACCAAGCGCTCAACTCTCTGCAGCAGCGCAAGGGGTTTCAGGAGCTGGACGCCGGTGCCAAGCGGCAGCTGGTCGACCATCTCCGCAATGCGTCACTGGCTGCGATGGGATCCACCCGGGCGCAGAGCCGCCGCCTGCCGCGTACGTTTGTCGCCGGTGCCAGCACGGACATCACCAGCACCACCGGCAAGTACGCCTCCTCGAGTGCCGGCTATCTCTCTAGGGCTCGCTTCCAGCCCCAGATCGACGCCACCCTCAAGGCGATGACGGACTACAACAACGACTACGGCTACGAGGCGACCGAGCGCACTTACCCCCGCGGGCAAATCCTCAAGGAGCTCAAGGAGCGCGTCTACCGGCAGGGCGACCCGGAGCCGACGGGCATGTGGCATCAGGCGAGCAGCCGCCTCTTGCAGCTGTCGTTCCTCGACAAGCTGGCCAGCCCGGCGTTCCACATGATCAACGCGGCCGAGCCGTGGACCATCTCGATGCCCCTGCTGGCAGGGCGCTTCAAGGTGGGCCGCACGATGGCTGCGCTCAATCAGGCGTACCGGGACATCGGGGCGATGAGCGCCGCAGGTGCCGGCCTGAGCGACACGGTCAAGGCGTTCAAGACCGATCAGGGCCTCACCAATTACCTGACGAGGTTCCAAGACCGCCTGCGCAAGCTGCCCGACGGCAAGCACATCGCGGACATGCTGGAGCACCTCTACGACGTCGGCCTGCTGTCCCGCGACGCCGGCATGGAGCTGGGGCGCATGTCGACGCCCAACTCGCCGCTGGTGGGCCGGGCGCTGGATCGAGCTGACCTGATGGCCCGGCAGGTGGGCACGGCGATCGAGAGCATCAACCGCACGGTCACTGCGGTCGCGGCCTACCGCCTCGAGTACGCCAAGACCAAGGACCACGCTCGGGCAAAGGCCTACGCTCAGGAGATCACGCACGACGCGATGGGCGACTACTCGAGCTGGAACGCCGCGCCGATCTTCAACCATGGCCTCGGTCGACTGGCACTGCAGTTCAAGAAGTACGCGCAGAAGACCTACTTCCTGCTCGGGAAGACGGCCGCTGCTGCTCTGAGGGGCGACAAGGAAGCGATGAAGGCGTTCGCTGGCATCATGGCCACGCACGCGACGCTGGCCGGCACGCTGGGACTGCCGATCGAAGCGATCAAGGTGGGCTTCATCACGGCCAACCTGCTGGGGATGACCAACTCTGGTTACGACGACTTCGAGCGCTGGACACGTGAGCTGGCGGCGTCGTCGCTGGGTGTGGCTGGTGGGCAGATCGTCACTCGGGGCTTGCCGCGGTACCTCGGGGTGGACCTATCGGGTCGCTTCGGTCTGGAGAGCATGATCTTCCCGATGGGCGAGCCGAAGTCGCGCAAGCCCGAAGACCTGCTGGCCTACGCCGCCAAGGCGTTTGCCGGCGCGCCGATCAGCATGCTGACCGAGTACCCGGCCGGTGTGAAGGCGCTGTGGGAAGGGGACGTGGCGCTGGCCATGGAGAAGCTCGTACCCCTGAAGGTATGGGCCGACAGCATGCAGGCCTACCAGAAGTACGAGAAGGGCAAGCAGACGCCGTCCGGGCGCGAGACGCTGTCGCCCTACTCGCCGGGCGAGGCAGCGCTCAAGGTGTTGGGCTTCACCCCGGGCCGCGAAGCCGAGACTGGCGAGATGCGCGGCTCGCTCATGAAGCAACAGCAGCAGGAACGTGAGGAACGCACGAAGCTGATCACCAAGTGGGTGCAGGCCACGCCGGCGGAGAAGAGCGCCATGTGGGTCAAGATCCGCGAGTGGAACGCGGGTCAGCCCAAGGGTGCGCGCCTCGAGATGAAGGAGCTGACTGACAACCAGCAACGCCGGATCCGCGAGACGAAGGACAGCAACAACGAGTTCGGGTTCCGTACGTCGACCCGCGATGCGCACATCCGCGAGGGCGTGCAATACTACAACGTGCGCTAATTACCTGAGGAGGTTATCGTGACCGACAACAAAGAGGCACGCGATGCGGTGAACGTGTTGCGACGTGCCAACGGTAAGGCCCCGCTCGACGACCTCGATGTAGAGGTGAGCCGCGCGACTAAGAACAGCCGTAAGCCGCCGCGCGTGAACCCCCTAAGGGAATTCGACACCCTCGGCCCGAACTGGCAGGGGCGTACTGGGACCGGGCGTAACACTGACCAGTTTCAGCGAGACAAAAATATCTCGCGCGCGGCAGACGCGGCGGACGCCGAAGACCGCAAGATGGAATACCGCAAAGGCGGCGCAGTGCCGGACTTTGCGAAGGGCGGCGCAATGATGCCCCGCACCAAATACAAGTGGGGGAAGTGATGGCTCGCACACCAGCATGGCAGCGTAACGAGGGGAAGAACCCGGCCGGGGGGTTGAACGCCGCGGGGCGGGCGTCGTTGCGCGCCGCTGGACAAAACATCAAGCCGCCTGTCTCTGCAGAGAAGGCCAAGAGCAGTCCGGCGTCGGCTGCGCGGCGCGACAGTTTTCGCGCTCGTATGTGTGGTATGAAGGAGAAGCTGACATCCTCCAAGACCGCGCGTGATCCCAACAGCCGCATCAACCTCGCGCTGAAAAAGTGGGATGTGAAGT